CTTGATGAGCTGGCTGCGGCTTTGGAGCGTAGCATCTGGTACTTGGAGGACGAAGGCTGGACTGATGAATTTACAGTGATGCTAGGCCTTAAGGCCGTCCTAGCTAAACACAAGGGAGGCGCAGGAAAATGACAAAGAACGAACTGTTGAAGCTGGCTGATAGGGTTGAGGCGGGTGAAGCCGATCCTTTTGATGTGCTTGATGGTCTTTACCCTTCCTTAGAGGCTAAAGCCTGTCCTGCCTATAATGATATACGATGTGGGGCAATCGCGTTTCTTACCCACTTAGACGCAGCCAAATCCCTACACGATGCTGTGTGCCATACATGGTGGTGGGAGGTTACTGGCGGTCAAGGTGATCCAGATGAGGGGCCGCAATGGTACAGTGCCTCCGTCTCAGATGCCAAACCTGTAGACTCTACGCAAACTTTTGGTGAAGCAAGTAACCCAGCAGCAGCATGGGTAGCAGCTATCCTCAGAGCAAAAGCGGAGGAGTTGAAATGAAAACGTACACGAACAACTCGAAGAAGCAGAGGCAATGTTGGCCTCAGTGCGTAAGCAGTTAGAGGCTAAGGAATATACGTCAAAACTAAATCTTGGTGATACCTACTGGATTGTGGGTAGAGAGGGTTCTATTGCATCTCAAACTTGGAGCGATGACACGGTAGACAACCAGCGTCTCGAGGTTGGCAACGTCTTCCGTACCAAAGAAGAAGCTGAGAAAGAGGTTGCACGCCGTAAGGTGATGAAGAAGCTGAAGGACTTAGCTGGTGGGTTTGTTCCTAATTGGCGTGACACAGTCCAATATAAATGGTATGTATATTATTCCTTTAAAGGTGAGGAGTTCTATGTAAACGGTTGTTCTTATTTAAATACTCCAATGCAAATCTACTTCCCGACTAGAGAGGCAGCACAGCACGCCATTGATGTATTGGGTGATGAACTGGATGTTTTGTTATGAACTACGAAGAATATATGGCCATCGAGTGCGGAAATGACGGTATGCCACCACTCATAAGTTCGTTCCCAATCAAATGGCGATGGTCAGACCACCATGCTACGGAGCAGTGGCTAGAAGTTTGCACCGTTGACGGCTGGCTGGCTGTGTATCCTATTATCTCACGGCAACTACCCGCCCTCGCCAAGCACAAGGAGAGAAGTGATGAGTAAGACATGTCTAAAGTGTAACGGTACAGGTTGGTACAAGTACGATCATAACCATGGTAAACCATGTGAAGTATGTTGTCTTCATGACAAAGGCTTCTGGTTGCTAAAGGAACACTATGGAAATGACAACGGGAAGTTATGTTGTCTTAAAGGGTGCGGCTATACTAAGGAGGCTGAGAAACCTGGGGTAACATTAAACCTGAACTATGAAACATAAAGGTATCTAATAAGAGAGGTTAAGTAAATGAAAGTAGAGCTACTAGGCCACTACGGTACAGACTTAACAGTTGTAAATGCAGCCAGAGTCTCTATGGATAAGGAGAGTGAATGGAAATATCCATGGTCAACAGATTATAGAGGTACGCTTCTAGAATCAGACTCTAAGTTAATCAAGTACCTCCACACCCATAAGCACCACTCCCCATTCAACCATGCCTTCCTATCCTTCAGGGTAAAGGCACCTATCTTTGTAGCCCGTCAACTTGTGAAGCATAAGTTCATGCCATGGAATGAAGTGTCTCGTAGATATGTAGACTCTGAGCCTGAGTTTTATGATCCTGAGGTATGGCGTAAGCGTGCTGACAATGTAAAGCAGGGGAGTTCTAATGAGACTGTGGACCTAAATCAAGAGCTGGTATGTGAACGCTATACAGTTAAAGAGTTAGGTGATCAACTTTATAAAGAAATCTTAAATCATTACCAAACATTACTGGAAAGAGGGGTATGCCCAGAGCAAGCCAGGATGGTACTACCACAATCTATGTATACTGAGTGGATCTGGTCAGGTACTTTAGGGGCCTTCTTAGATATGCTAGTGTTACGTTTAGACCCACACACTCAGAAGGAAACACGGATGATTGCAGAGATGATTGCCCTTGACATCAAGAGACTCTTCCCTGTATCATATAATGTAGTAGTAGAAGATAACAAAGGAAACTGATAATATGCCTTACTTAAAACTAGAACTACACTCTGATGCCGCTAATAAGTTAATGCTTGTCATGCTTAAAGAAATCTATGAGTGTACCGTAGAAGATGATCCCAAGGTTCGCAAAGCTGCCAAGCGTTTGATGATGTACCATATGAAACCTTCAGAGATCTTGGAATACTTCGGACCTAAAGCAACTGAGAAGTACTATAAAGGATGAAGCATCACTGGACAGGTAAGAAGCCTGACCCCCACAAGTACTTCGGCTTTGTCTATGAGATAGAAAATCTTGAGACAGGTCGGAAGTACATAGGGAAGAAGCAGTATCATAGATGGGTGAAGAACAAGAAGGGAGCAGAGAATGATTGGCAACAATATACAGGATCAAGTAAGGATCTTAACGGAGATATTAAAGTCCTTGGACGGGATTCATTCTCGTTTAAGATCCTTAAGAACTTCATTACTAGAGGAGGCCTCACATATGGAGAAGCTAACCTCCAGCATAAGAGAGATGTTCTCACCAAAGCCCTCCCAGGTGGAGAAGCAGGACACAGGGCCTACTACAACAAGCAGATTGGTGCAATACGATATGTTCCCAAAGAGTATTAGTAACCATTATATCAATTCGGAGGGTATGATCTGTGTCAAGCCATCTAGTAATCTTTGATGTACAGTCCAAGCCTGGGACACCTACCAAGCACTTGGAAGCCCTTGGTAGATACATAGCTGAGGAGTTACCTGAGAGGATCATCTGTATCGGTGACTTCTTCGACATGCATTCCCTCTCCTCATACGACAGAGGGACAAAGAATGCTGAGGGTGCACGCTATGAAGACGACATAGCCAAAGGCATATCAGATATGAAGACACTCCTCAGTCCTATGATGAAGCTTAGGGAGAGACAAGCAAACTCTAGGAAGAAGCAGTACTCCCCTGATATGCACTTCCTCATTGGTAACCATGAAGAGCGGATCAAGAGACATGTTAATTCAAACCCTCACCTATCAGGTAAGCTCTCATATAAAGACTTTGAGCTTGAAGATATGGGCTGGACTGTACATGATTTCCTTAAGCCTGTGTTACTTGATGGTATTGAGTACGTCCATTATGTTCAGAACAGGAACTCCGCAAATCCTAAGGCATCTTCAAAGGCTTCCTTAGAACAGACCAAAGTCTCTGTAACACAGGGGCATAGACCTGAGCTTGACATCCACACATCATGGTCTGATAAGGATGGGATGCTATGGGCTATCACATGTGGCTCCTCCTACCTACACGATGAGGGCTACAAAGGGTACCAAGGTAATAAGCACTGGCGTGGTGTAGTCCATAAAAAGAATGTAAAGAACGGAGACTTTGACCCCTACTTTATCAGGCTGTCAAGTCTTATTGAGGAGTACCTTTAACCATGTTAGACAAACTAATCATTGAAGATGAAGAGCTGCGCCAAAGAATCTTGACAACCTACTCAGTCTACGATATCATTGACTTAATGGGGCTGAGTATTGAGGAGATCTTGGATACCTTCTGGGATAAGGTACAGGAGAACCCAGGTATCTTTGAGGATGTCCTGACAGAACTAGACTACTATGAGGACTACAGCTATGGACTCGATGGAGAGCAAGAAGAGGATCTCTTTGAAGAGGAAGAGGAATATCCTGGCTAAGATACTGCAGGATAAACTCTTCAGGGACAGGGTAGTCCCTGGTAAGAAACCCTATAAGAGAAAGAAAAGTTTTAACCACCTTAAGGAATATACAGATGAGTAATGAGTATGGTCCCGCACTAGAGATCAGTGAAGCAACACATAAGGAGAAGTATCGTGGTAAGTACGAATCATTCTACGAAGCAATGTCACGAATCTCAGGGGTACTTGGAGATGATGAAGGACATCGAAGAGCACTTAAGTCGATTCTTCTTAATCAACGCTTCCTCCCCGGAGGACGGATCCAAAGTGCTATTGGAAGTCCAAGACAAACTACAGCGTTTAACTGCTTTGTATCTCAGACTATCCCTGACTCTGCAAAAGGAATCATGGACTCAGCTTCAAGGGCTTATGAAACGATGCGGAAAGGTGGGGGTATCGGCTATGACTTCTCCACAGTAAGGCATAGAAATGCAAAGATCAATTCACTGGACTCTAATGCCTCTGGTGCTGTCTCTCATATGGATATTTTTGATAGTACTTGTGGTGTCGTGGCTTCTGCTGGTAATCGGAGGGGTGCTCAGATGGGTGTACTCCGCATTGACCACCCTGATATTGAAGAGTTCATCCGTGCTAAGCAGAACTCACACAAGCTGACTAACTTTAACCTGTCTATTGCTGTGACTGATGAGTTTATGGAGGCCTTAGAGACTGATGAGTCCTTCGATCTCAAGTGGAAGGGGGAGGTTGTGGAGACAATCGATCCCCAGATGCTATGGGATGAGATCATGCGTACTACATGGGACTGGGCTGAACCTGGAGTCCTGTTCATTGATCGTATTAATGAGGAGAATAACCTTGGCTACTGTGAGACTATTGCTGCCACGAATCCATGTGGAGAGCAGCCTCTCCCCCCTAATGGTGCCTGTCTCCTTGGTAGTTTTAATCTGGTTAAGTATCTTAATAGTAATCTTACTTTCAACCTTAAACTACTGAAGGAGGATATCCCTCATGTAGTCAGGGCCATGGATAATGTGATTGATAACACTATCTACCCCCTGGAAGAGCAGAGGATTGAAGCACATGCTAAACGTAGAATGGGTCTGGGTGTTACTGGTGTGGCTAATACACTAGAGGGGATGGGTGCCACCTATGGAGATGAGCAGTTCTGTACAGACATCTCATTCATCATGAAGACCCTCAGGAATGAGACCTATAAAGCCTCTATAGAGCTGGCTAAAGAGAAGGGGGCCTTCCAAGCCTATGATGAACGGTACCTTGACTCACCATTCATCAAGAGATTGCCTAAGAAGATTAGGGAAGGGATCAAAGAACATGGTATA